GCCGCCACATCTGGCGCCAGCTTGAGCTCGCCGGGGTATTCCGCTCGTCATTCAATACCAACGCAATGACGATGGCTTTCGCGGAGGGGCAAAGAAACATAGGGCTTCGGCTGCTCGGCATGGTGCACGAGCACTGCCCGGAGCTTTACAACATCATGGTTGAGGAAAACACCCATGGAAAACACGCTGATAACGGATCCGGCTCCAACTCAAACTGAGGGCCAACCCGCGACGCAAGGCACTGAAACGCAGACGGACGCCAGTACCCTGGCGCAAGGCGCTGCCGATCAAGGCCAACAGCAGCAAGCAGCCGATCAGGGCAGCACTGCGGACACCGAAGCCCAAAGCCAAGCGGCCGAAGGGGAACAAGGTAAAGACCCGCAGGACGACGGCAAACCGCAAGGCGCGCCGGAGAAATACGAGTTCGCAACCCCTGAAGGGATGCAATTCGACGACGCGGTCGTCGGCGCATTCGGCGAAGTGGCTAAGGACTTGAACCTGAGCCAAGAGGCAGCGCAGAAGATCCTCGACAAAGTGGGGCCCGTAATGGCCGCACAGCAAAACGAAGCCTTGCAGGCCGCTAGTACCGAATGGGCCGAAGCCTCGAAAACCGATAAGGAATTCGGCGGCGACAAGCTCAACGAGAATCTGGCGGTAGCCAAAAAGGCCATGGATCAGTTTGCGTCACCCGAGCTGCGGGCGCTGCTCAACGAGTCAGCCCTGGGAAACAATCCGGAAGTGATCCGGATGTTCTACAGGGTAGGCAAGGCAATCAGTGAAGACGGCTTTGTAGTCGGCGGGAATGCGAAGAATTCAGAGCAGACCACCGCGCAACGCTTGTACCCGAATATGAACCCGTAAGGAGTGTAAAACATGGCAACTTTGTCCACCGGTCAATTGACCCTTGCGGACTGGTCCAAGCGAATTGGCCCGGACGGCAAGATCGACCCCATCGCTGAACTGCTGTCGCAGACCAACGAGATCCTGGAAGACGTCGTTTTCAAGGAAGCGAACCAACCCACCAGCCACGTCGTCGCCGTGCGCACCGGTTTGCCCGCCGTTTACTGGCGTGCTTACAACGCGGGCGTACCGTCCAGCAAGTCCACCACCGCTCAGATCACCGAGCCGTGCGCCATGCTGGAAGCCCGTTCCCACATCGACGCCAAGCTGCTCGAGCTGAATGGCAACTCGGCTCAGTTCCGTCTGTCGGAAGAATCTGCGTTCATCGAAGCGATGAATCAGGAAATGACCGGCAAGCTGTTCAACGGCAACGTGGGTTCCGACCTGAAAACTTTCTCTGGTCTGGCTACCCGCTACAGCTCCACCACCGCAGGCAACGGCGGCAACGTGATCCTGGCTGGCGGTACCGGCTCCGATAACGCATCCATGTACCTTGTGGTCTGGGGCGAGCAAACTGTGTTCTGCCCGTTCCCGAAAGGCTCTCGCGCCGGTCTGCGCTCCCGCGACCTGGGCGAAGAGTCCGTGCAAGACGCTGCGGGCGGCTGGTATCAGGCGGCTCGCTCACTGTTCCAGTGGGATTCCGGTCTGGTTGTTAAGGATTGGCGCTATGTCGTGCGCATTGCGAACATCGACGTATCGGATTGGGTAGGCGTCACCGGCACCCAGGGCAAAGATGCGGCCACCAACCTCATCAAGTTGATGATGCGCGCCATCGCTCGTATCCCGAACTTCTCCATGGGTCGCGCTGCGTTCTACTGCAACCGCTCCATCCAAGAAGGCTTGATGATCCAGGCTCTGGAAAAGAGCCAGAATGCCCTGTCTGTGCAGGAAGCGCTGTCCCAGTTTGGCCAGAAGATGAACCAGCTGACCTTTATGGGCATCCCTGTGCGCGGCGTTGACCAGCTCAGCGTTGCCGAAACTCTGGTGTCCTAAGGAGGACTGATCATGTTACTTGACGCATTGCTGCAACTGTCGAATGCGCAGGCGGTGACCACCACCGCCGTTTCGACCAACACTATCGACCTGTCGCAAGCCCGCGACCTGGGCCCGGGGGAAAACCTGCACGCTGTTGTCGGGGTGGATACCACCGCCACCGGCGCCGGTACTGTGACTTTTCAGATCATCAGCTCTGCAGCTGCTGACCTGTCAAGCCCCAACGTGCTGTCGCAGACCGACGCTATCGCCTATACCGACCTGACCGCAGGCCGCAAGCCGATCATCGTTGACCTGAGCCCGCACGTCCTGAAGTCACTGGATAAGGGCCAGCGCTATCTGGGTGTTCGCTACCTCGTCACCAGTGGCCCGTTGACCGCCGGTGCGTTTACCGCGTACCTCAGCAACTCGGAAGCGGCAGCCGCTGCGCTGTACCCGTCCGGCTTCACTGTAGTTTAAGGAGATCCAGATGCCTCGTTATATCGCGCTACGTGACACCCTGATTTCCCACGAGTGCCGTGTGGTCAAGGAAGGGCAGGAATTCACCACCACTTTCCCCGAAGGGATGAAGCTGGGCGACAACCTGCAACTGGTCGAAGATGAAAAGCCCGCGCCGAAAGGCAAGGCGAAAGCGGCGACCGACGATCTGGTGTAGGGTTTACAACCCTCAACCGCAAGAAATTCACAGGGGGCCTTGCGCCCCCTTTGTTTTAAAGGGGTTCCGTGATGGCTTCTGAAATCGATCTCTGCAATATCGCGCTGTCCCATCTGGGGGACGTGGCCACCGTGGCCAGCATCGACCCCCCGGAAGGCTCCGCGCAGGCCGAGCACTGCGCTCGGTTCTACCCTCTGGCGCGCGATACGCTGCTTGAGGCGCATCCTTGGTCCTTTGCCATGCGTCGCATCGTACTGGCCGAGCTGACCAATCCATGGCCGCAATGGGCACACGCCTACGCGCGCCCGGCCGATTGCCTCAAGGTGCTGGCGGTGATGCCCAAGGATGCGACGGCGGACTATCAGACCGTTGCCAACTTGCCGTTCCCGGCGTCGCAGCTATCCCCCGGCGCGCTGTACTCGAATGACGTTCCGCAGCCCTATGCGTGCGAGGCCAACGACGAGGGCGCGCAGGTCATATACAGCAACCAGGAAAACGCCATGCTGCGCTATGTTGCGCTGGTGACCGACACCACTCGATATTCATACGGCTTCAACATGGCGCTGACATGGACGCTGGCCAGTATGCTCGCGGGGCCGATCATCAAGGGCGACGTGGGCCGTGCGGAGGCGCAGCGCTGTGCGCAGTTCGGCCAGCAGTGGCTACTGAAGGCGATGGCGCTGGACGCGCAGCAGCAGAAAATCGATCTCACACAAAGCGTTGACTGGATTGCGGGGCGATAACCATGGCAAATATCCGGATCCTTAATCGGTCCTTTGCAGGCGGGGAAGTATCCCCGGAAATGTTTGGGCGTATCGACGATGCGAAATTCGCAACGGGGGTTGCCCTGATGCGCAATTTCATCGCCTTGCCGCATGGACCTGCGGCGAATCGCCCTGGGTTTCAGTTTGTGCGGGAGGTGAAAACATCTTCCAAAAAAGTGCGGTTGATCCCCTTTACCTTTAGCGCTTCGCAAACTTTCATCATCGAAGTGGGCGCGGGTTATTTCCGATTCCACACTATGGGCGGCACTGTAATGAGCGGGGCGGTGCCTTACGAGGTGACCAATTTCTACAGCGAGGCCCAGCTCTTTGATCTGCACTACGTCCAATCCGCCGACGTTTTAACAATCGTGCACCCCCTTAGCCCGCCCAATGAGCTGCGACGACTAGGGCCTACCAACTGGACGTTTACCCCGATCAGCTTCGCCTCGACGATAAGCCCCCCAACCGGGGTTGCGGTAACCGCGCAGAATGTGCCCTCGGGCAGTCTGTATAACTACTCCTATGTAGTGACTGCGGTAGTGGACACCCCGCCGCAGGAATCCATCAAATCCGCAACGGCCAGTGTTCAGAACAATCTGTTCACCACCGGATCCACCAACACCGTGACCTGGGGCACCGTGGCGGGGGCCTCGCGGTACAACGTCTATAAATACAGCGGGGGGCTTTACGGCTACATCGGCCAGACCGATACCCTGTCGTTTATCGATGACAACATCGCCGCCGACGTGAGCAAAACGCCGCCTATCTACGACACCACCCTGGGGTCGCCTTCCAACTATCCAGCGGCTGTCAGCTACTTCGAGCAGCG